GCCAGGACCACCAGAAGTCACCGTCGTTGAACTTGGCGGTGGTGCGTTTTGAGCGACTACAACTGGTGCAGGTGTTGTTGGCGTTGTTGCCACTCCGCTTTCTCTGGCGGCTCTATCAACTGCTGCTTCTGAAATTTTTGCTGCTGACCCTGAAGTTTGTTGAGCAACCATTTGTCCAGAAGTAGGGGCTTGATTGTTATAAAAATATTGAATTGCCTGTTGACCGCCCTCTTGAAGCACCATCGCCCTCATAACATCAGGTATTTTATCAGAAGGAACTTTTGCATTTGGAGCAATTCCAGTTTTTTCTGAAACGTTTTTCACATATTCAGAAGTTGGATTTTCGCTTGGCGGGGCATATTTTTTAATGAAATTTTCTAATGTCAAACCTCTTTCTTGAGTGTCCTTTGCGACTTGACGCCTCATTGCCTCCATTCCAGCTTCTCGAGTTGGGAATATAGCAAAACCGTTTTTGTCTTTTCCTATTGCCCCTCTTTGATTAGCAAATCTCAAATTACCAGGATTATTGTTTCTGACAGACAAAACGCCTGTAGATGGTCTATCGTTTGTCATTCCATTTTGATTTGTCATTCCATTTTGAGGTGTTGCTCTTGGTTCGGTTTCTTCATCATCACCAAAACCAAAATCAAACCCATCCACCATGTCGGAAATCTTTTTGATAATCAATGGTGCAGTTAAAAGTAATGTTTTCATTAACATACTGGAAAAGAAAGACAAAATACCACCACCAGCACTTTTCATCCTTGATACTATTGATGATGTAGGTCTGCCCCCCTCTATATCGGAACCCTCTAAACTTTTTTCTCTTGCTGCTTGATTTGTTTGTGTAAATGATGCTCTTTGTACGTCAAGTTGGTTTTTTAAAGTGGCATCAATTCCAGCAAGATATTTAATTGCAATTGAAAGAAGTTTGGCTGTAGTTTCTCCTTCTTTACCACTTTTATAACTTGGCAGCGATGGAATGTTTGCATTTCTTAAACTTGGTAATGCAGCACCTAATGCTTCACCACCCCCAGCACCAAGTACACCACGTTCCGAAAACGCACCACCATTTTGCTCTGGTTGTAAAAATTCCCCGCCCTCTTCACCAAATTTGGAGCCAAATTTGGAGCCAAATTTATTAAGACCAAGAAATAATGCAGCAGCAGTAGGAATTCTTTTCGCCACGCCTTTGCCGCCACGTTTTATCAGTTCTGCCCCTTTTTTCAGAGTGTCTTTCAAAAATGGGAAAACTCTACCCATACCAAATCTGCTGAGTGATAATCCCGAAACAATTGGCGTTACTGATCTCGCTAACATTGCTCCTCTTCCGAGGGTTCCTAATATTCCTGCTAGTGGTAATGGCATTTATTTTTGCTCTCTTTTTTCTTTTTCTTTTTCCAAAAAGTCTATTAACATTTGTACATACAAGTCTCTTTCAAACGGTATCAAATTTTCAATATCACTTATCGAGTATTTATGATGCTGAGCCAATGAGAAAATTATGTTATAATAATTTGCTAAACTGGTATGACTCAGCCCAATGTAAAAAAATCATTTAGTGTACTCAACGTTACTTTTTTCTCTTTTCCTAAAGAGTTAGTATAAGTTATAACATGTTCAAGTTTTGGCATATTCTCCATAAACTCTCTGATTTTGTCAAAGGTTTTCACATCCAAATTGTCAATGAACTCTTGCAACTCTTCATCTGTTTGTTCTGATGCAGGGTAAACATCATTTTCATCGTAAATTTCATCGATACATTTAATGATGAAGAAGTTTAAAAACTCCATTTCATCTTTAAAATCTTTAATTTGGTCCACGATGCTCAAGTTCGGGTATTTCATAACGATGCCAGACTTCTTATTGATCTTAATATTTTTTTCAGATTTTTTCGGCATCGTAACTTCAACATCATCCAAATTTATAGAAAATTTGTATTCCTTTTCATCTTCTGCATCTTTGTATAAAATTTCGACAACGTTGTTCACTGATCTTGCTCGAAGTTTCAGAAACAAATACTCAAGATCAAATGTTGCCAGTTTGTCGATGTCTAATTTATCATCTAAACAACAGTTGTTGACAACTTGTTTGATAGCCTTGATAATATCTTTATCATCATTGCTTTGTTGAGCCATTAAAAGAATTTTTTCTTCTTTGACTAAAAATGGTCTAAACAAAACAGTTTTGTTAATGGATGGTATAATCACTTCAAATGTAGGTGATTGTATTTTCGGTAAAGCCATGATCAACTCCTCATTTCATTAAAATGAATTTAAAATCTTATTTGTAATCTTTTCTTGGGCTGAATAAATTTTTCCATTGACAAGGTTTTTAATCTTATCAACAATACCTTTGCCCGCTTTGAAATCTGGACCACTGTCAGCAGATGCGAGTATTTTACCACCACCAGTTCCTATCGACTTGAAATCAATTGCCATATCAGTGTACATAAATGTTACACTGTATCTAATAACATCATCTGTTGCACCCCACGACATTGAAATATCTGTTGTTGTCAATGGGTAAGCGTCTCTCAATTTAACAACAAATGACTGTTGAAATTTTTCATCATATACGAAAATCGTCAACTGTGGGCTAATATAATCGTCTTTATATCGCAAAAAGTATGGTTTTGAAACAGCGTCTGGAGAGCCATTGAATCCCCCCACAAAAACGTCATGGTTCATGATACCATTATTCCACAGGTGAAAAAAGCGAATTACTTCAGCAGCCCTATCAACAACAAATGTTGCGGTGATTGGGTTAAACTGTGGCAAATATGGGCGACGTTCAATTGGACCATAACCATAGCGTCTAATATTGTCAGATGTAAAAAAGTTTACACCAGGAACAACGACAGATTCACAACGCATTATTAGATTTCTTAAATCTGGATTTTGGATTGGACCACTAAACGTTTCATCACCAAAAACAGTTAAAAATTGTTCATTATCAGAAAACATTTTTGGCGGTTGCATAACCATTGTAAAACTGTGGCTACGCAAAACTCCATTTGTGTTGAGTTCTGATCTAAATTCATTAATGTTAAATGGTCTTGCGCGGGAAACAACAGTAACAGTTTCCAATTCTTGTTCAGCATTTAATTGCTCTGCAGCAGGACGATTTCTTAATGTCTCTGTGGCTGCATAACTGGTTGGACCACCAAGCGTGTTTTTATTTTTTTGATCTAACCCAGCCTGTTGGTTGGCAACTGCAATTGCTTCTTCTAAAGACTCAGCCATTATATGCCTCCCAGCATGCGTTTAGAGTCTGCCCAGACTTGTGACTTGGTCTTTTTGGCAAATCTTTCTGTTGGTAAAAACAATGCAATATCCCACTCTGATGGGTAAACATACATGAATTTAGATCCCACATGGTCAATCAAATATCTCTTCAAACAAGGTTCAAAAAAACGAAGTTTGGCTGCATTTGATAGCAGTTGATAACTCATTTTGAGTTTTGTTGACTCATCATAGCGAGTGTTGTTTGCGAAACTGTACAAACCATCCATCAATTTTGCTCGGTATTGCAGTGGTAAATAGTGAAGGTTGAGCCCATAAAAGCCACCCTCAACCTTTTTGTATGGGAAAACGAGAGGAAATCTGTCATAGTATGGCAGTTCAGCAGCATACTTTGGGTCATAATAGAACATGTACATGCTACCGACGATTGGCTGACTGACCAAACGATCTTTTTCGTTTTTCATCAGGCTGCGCTCATTCACTGCTCTGATTTTCTGAGCCGTGTCACGGAACCAATTGCGTGCATCTTGAGTGCGTGCTGGGATTTTACCCTCACGAACACCCTGAATTACGATCCTGTCAAAAATTGATGCCAAGTTCTTTTTCCCCAATGACCAGAAATTTCCACCCTCTTTCCTCACAATATTTATTCGCCGCTTCCCACTTGGCTGAATTAATACCCCAGTTGTACACCTCGCGGAGGTAGGCACGTGTCGGCTTGCCTGTTTGCGGCTTTGGGGGTTTGGATTGGCTCATTGGTTTGATTTCAACTACGAGCGTCTCTATTTGATTCTCGGGTGTCTTTTTCTTCACCAAAAAGTCTGGAAAGTAGCGATGTACACGGTTGTCCATTGGTGATCTGTATGGAATGCAAAACTCTTCAGATGCCCACTGAATGACGTTCTGCTGGGAGTCAAGATATGACATAAAAGTCAACTCCCATCTGCTCCTATAAATTATGTTCGATGAGTCGCCCAGATATTTTTGTGGATTTTTGGGCTTGAACCTACCTTTATAATAATTTTTCACGATTTTTACAATTTTCTCCATGCCATTTAGAGTAGTTCATTTTATCGAAAAAAGAATGGCAATATCCACATTGATTTTTTTCTCTTTTTTTTGAAATGTTTTTCATTTTTTCTGAAAAACTTTTTGCTCTTTTCACACCTGTTTTTTTCTCACTTATTTTCTTTTTCGTCATTTCTGAAT